CACGTGAACTGACCGATCGCGCGCCGTTCCGCGTGTGGGCACAACAGGGGCACATCGAGCCGACGCCGGGCCGCGCGACCGACAAACGCGTCGTCGCGCGTCGCTTGGGCACGCTGTGCGCACGGTTCAGCCCGCAGGCCGTGGCGTTCGATCGCTGGCAGATCGCGGAACTCGAGCGCGTGTTGGCGGACGACGGCATCGACGTGCCGCTGAAAGAGTTCGGCCAAGGCTTCAAGGACATGGGGCCGGCCACGGCGGCGTTCGAAACGCGCGTACTGAATCAGCAGGTGCGGCACGGCCGCAATCCGCTGCTGACGTGGGCGCTCAGCAACGTGGTGCTCGAGCGTGACGCGACGGGCGCGGCCAAGCCGAACAAGCGGCGCTCGCACGAACGCATCGATCCGATCGTGGCGTCGATCATGGCGGTCGGCGTGGCCACGCGCGAGCCGGCGCCACAGCCGAGCGTGTACGCGACACGTGGCGTGCTCGTTTTATGAGGTTTGCGCGACGACTCACCGAGTCCGCGCCATTCACAGGCCGACGGTTCACCGAGCCGGGCCGAGGGTTCACTGACCGACTGAGGTTCATATGGAGATCACCGACTTTCTCGCATCCACCGCTACGGCGCCAATTGCCGTAGCCGAACTCACCAGCTTGGCCGCGACGCGCGCGGCACACGGCGATGACGTGCTCGCGGCGTTTCGGACGCAGATCGAACATCGCAGCCGGTTGGCGCAGCAGGTGCTCGACACGGCGCAGGCCGCCGGTCGCGACACACTGCTCGCGAGCGAGCAGCGCAGTTACGACGCGGCCATTCGCGAACGCGATGCGATTCTCGGCCTGCAGCGCAACGTCGAGGCCCGCACGGCGCAGGTCGCGTACGTGCCCCCGACGCAGGTCTCGCCGACGACCGAGACGCGCGAGCTGTCGCCCGTGCTCGGCCGCGAGCAGCGGTGCGCGGACTGGCTACAGACGCGCGGCCACTACGCCTACGCGGGTGAGCGCGGCGTCGAGTCGATGCGCTTCGGCGCCATCGTCCGCGCGCTGGCGCTCGGCAACCGATCGGGCCTGTCCGCGCTCGAACAGCGTGCGCTCGCGGAGGGCACCGGCGCGGCGGGCGGATTCACCGTGCCGGAAGTGCTCGCGGCGTCGTTCATCGATCGCGTGCGGAACGCGATGGTGGTCATGAAGGCCGGCGCGCAGACCGTGCCGATGACGTCGGACACGTTGCACCTGGCGCGGCTGGGGCAACCCGATCTTGGCTCGCCCGCCATTCAGACGGCCGCGTGGAAAGCGGAGAACGATCCCATCACCGAGACCGATCTGTGGCTGGAGCGCGTCACGTTTACGGCGCGCACGTTGCCCGTGTTGATCAAGTTGTCCGTCGAGCTGAGCGAGGACTCGGTGAACGTCGATCAGATGATCGAGCGGGAACTGGCGGGACAACTGGCCCTCGAACTCGATCGCGCGGCGCTGCTCGGATCGGGGACGCCTCCCGTCCCGACGGGCCTCCGCTATCAGTCCGGTGTGGACGTCGCGTCGCTGGGCGCGACCTGGGACTACGACGCGCTCATCGACCTCGCGGCCCTCGTGGCCGGGAAGAATCACACGCCCACGGCGCGGCTCTACAACAGCAGCGCCGCGGCGGCCCTGGCGAAGTTGCGATCGGTGCCCACGGGCGAGTACTTGCGTCAGCCGGCGTATCTCGATCCCGTCGTGCCGTACGTCACGAACCAGATCGGCTTCGACGGCGCGAGCCCCGACAGCACGACCGTGTTCGTCGGCGACTTCAGCCAGTTGCTGATCGGCCTGCGGACCTCGTTCACGCTCGAAGTCTCGCGCGTGGCGGGGGACGCCTTCAACAAGATGCAGGTCTTGGTGCGCGCGTTCCTGCGTGCCGATGTGCAGCTCGCGCATCCGGAGGCGTTCGTGGTGCGCACGGACGTCAGCACGCACTAACGCGCTTGGCGGCGGGGGCCCGGCCATGACTTCCCCGCCGACATGGGCCACGGGCGTGTGGCCCTGAATGTCTGAAGGTGTGATCGGTGCCCCCGCGGCGTCACGCATTGGGGGCCGATCACACCACGCGCCCGTCAGGTGACCCTATGTGGAGATTCGTTGAACGTTTTCTTGAAAGACGCGCGCTGGAACGGTGGCGGTTGTCGTCCCTGGAGTCCTGGGCCGACACGGGCATGGGCGCCGGGCCGACGGCCGCTGGCGTCGAGGTGACGCCCGAGCGCGCCATCGGCGCGCCGGCGGTCTACGCCTGCGTCTCCGTCTTGGCGCAGGACGTGGCGCGCACGCCGATCAAGTTGCGCCGACGCGTGAGCGGCGACACGTTCGAGGATGCCCGCGATCACGGCCTCTTCGAGATCCTGCACGCCCTCCCGAACGCGGAAACGACCGCGTACAGCTTCAAACAGCAGATGATGCGCGACCTGCTCACGTACGAGCGGGCCTACGCCGAGATCGTGCGCGTCGACGGCCGCGTCGTCGCCCTGTGGCGTCTCGACCCGACCCGCGTCCTCGTCGATCGCGACGACCAGCGCCGCAAGCGCTGGCGCGCCACGCTGGCCGACGGCCGCACGCAGATCTGGACGTTCGATCCGAGCACGCCGCCGATCTTCGAGCTCGCGCATCCCTCGCCGATTCGTCACTGTCGCGAGCTGATCGGCACCGCGCTCGCGTTGCAGGCGTACGTCGGCAAGTTCTTCTCGAACGGCGCCCGTCTGGGCGGGGTGTTGCAGACCGATAGCACGCTCAACGACGAGATCATCAAACGGCTGCGCGCCACGTTCGAAGAGCGTCAAGCCGGTCTCACCAACGCGCATCGAGTCGCCGTGCTCGAGGCGGGCCTGAAGTGGCAGGCGATCACCGCGCCGAACTCCGACGCGCAGCTCAACGAAACGTTGCTCAGCGTCAACACGCAGATCGCCGGGGCCTTCCGCGTGCCGACGTGGAAGATCGGCGACCTGACGAAGGCGAACTACTCGAACATGGAGGCCGGCGAGAACAGCTACGTCAACGGGACGCTCGACCCGTACTTCGTCGCGTGGGAGCACGCCATCCGGCGCGATCTGCTGACGACGCGGCAGTACGGGCAGTTCGACGTGGCGTTCGATCGCTCGACGCTCATTCGCAACGACATCAAGTCGCTGCACGAGGCCCTGGCGCGCGGGCGCGACGCCGGCTTCTATTCGGTTAACGACGTACGGAAAGCGCTGGGCCTGAATCCCATCTCGGCGACCGACGGCGGCGACCGGTATCTCGTTAACGGCAACATGATCCCGGTCACGGCGGCCGGGAACCCGGAGGCAGCATGACGCCCGATCTGGAACGACGCGCAGCGACGGTCGCGCACGACGGCACCGCCATTGTCGGGCGGGCGATCGTCTTCGACACGCTGTCGGAAGATCTCGGCGGCTTCCGCGAGATCATCGAGTCCTCGGCCGTCGATCGGACGTTCGCCGAACAGATCGACGTGCGAGCGCTCGTCGACCATGACCCGGCCAAGATCATCGGCCGCGTGAAGGCGGGCACGTTGATCCTCGAGAAGCGGTCCGACGGTCTCCATGTGCGCATCACCCCGCCGGACACGACTGCCGGACGCGACATCCTCGAATCCGTTCGCCGCGGAGACATTGACGGGATGTCCTTCACGTTTGGCGTCATCCGTCCCGGCGGTGAGCGGTTCGAGCAGCGTCAGGCGGGCTTGGTGCGCATCATCTCGGACATGCGCATCGTCGAGGTGAGCCCGGTCACGTTTCCGGCGTACGCGGCGACGGATGCCAGCGTGGCGCAGCGCGCGGTGCAGACGCTGCGGAGCCAGCGGGGCCAACGGATCGCTTGGCTGCGCGGACGAGTCTGGTTGTAGGCTAGGCCCATGGCAACCCAATGGTGGTACACCCCTGAAGGCCAGCCCTTCGGCTACCTCGCGAGTGATGGCAAGTGGTTCTTCAAGCCTACTGGCGAGCCGATCGGATATTTCGATGACGACAAGAAGTGGATCTTCGCGTCCGGAGAAGGAGCGATCGGGTACGTTGCCGACGATGGGAAACGGATCTATTCGCGGGACGGACGTCCGCTTGGATATCTGGCCTGATGATCGGCGAGCCCACGCGATAGGCGTCGCGTGACCACCGTGTGAC